ATGAAAATTGATCCAGAAACATGGGAGTATGTATCCAGAGAAGGTGATGCTCAAGCATCAGTCCTTCTGCGTGGGAGCCACAAATTCTCTGGTGTAATCTACTCGTATGGACGCATTAGTGTTCCAGAACCTACATCAAGGGGAATGGCGCAACTCTCATTTGACTACAACATAGAAGACAACAACAACATTCCTCGCGATGAGTTCGATGAGGAGTTCTTTACACTAATCGGTGATATCCTAGTCGATATCATTGACCAGAGAATGGAAGAAGAAACACTAATTTATAGAGGAGGCACGGATGAATAGTTTTTTACAAGATGCAATCAAAGCAGCAGGGAATGAGTATGCTGCAATCGTAGATGATGGGGTAGAAGCTGGTGATGTAGAGAGTTTTATTGACACTGGTTCATACATCTTCAACGCACTTCTATCAGGTAGTCTAAATGGTGGTCTACCATCGAACAAGATTACTGCGATTGCTGGTGAGAGTGCAACAGGTAAGACATTCTTTCTCATGGGTATGGTCAAGAACTTTCTTGATGCTAACCCTGATGCTGGTGTGTTGTATTTTGAGAGTGAGAGTGCAATCACAAAGCAGATGGTGATTGACCGTGGTATTGACCCCAAGCGTATGGTTATCATGCCTGTCACTACAGTGCAAGAGTTTCGCACACAAGCAATCCGTGTTCTGGATGACCATCTATCGAAACCAGAGGGTGACCGTCCACAGATGATGTTGTGTCTCGATTCACTGGGTATGCTGTCTACCACCAAAGAAGTAGAGGATACAGCAGATGGTAAAGAAACACGCGATATGACTCGCGCACAAGTTCTCAAAGCTGCGTTCCGTGTCCTGACACTGAAACTGGGTAAAGCAAAGGTGCCTATGGTGGTCACCAATCATACCTATGACGTTGTGGGTTCCATGTTCCCGACTAAAGAGATGGGTGGTGGTTCTGGACTCAAGTATGCAGCATCCTCAATCATCTATCTATCAAAAAAGAAGGATAAGGACGGCACTGAGGTGGTGGGTAATATCATTCACTGTAAGAACCACAAGTCACGGTTGACTGTAGAGAACAAGATGGTTGATGTGCGTCTATCGTACAGCGATGGTCTGGACAGATACTATGGTCTGCTGGAACTTGCAGAAAAACATGGAATCTTCAAGAAGGTATCCACTCGCATTGAGCTGCCTGATGGTTCTAAGCAGTTTGGAAAGACTATTCTGAATGACCCTGAGACATACTTTACTGATGAGATTATGAGTCAGTTAGAGGAAGCAGCAGGGAAGGAGTTCAAGTACGGTTAACGGTCCCACGCCTTGATGGCAGTAAAGTTGTTAAAGGAGAACTCCATGCGGTCAACAAGTTTGACCGCATTTCCTTTTATGCGGTCTATAGCCACATAACCCTCTGGATTAGTTATCTTGTAACCATTGGGAGTGCGAATGAAAGTGTCAGTCATCTGACGAACTGAATTGAGTTTAGTCACGATCATTGACTTTGCCTCGACAAGTAGGTTCTGGAACTGAATCACATTGGTAAGATTACGAGTGTGTTTCTTAACCTCACGCACATACTCTTTTTGCATGTTCTGATACTTCTCTTTACCAGCAGGACTTTTAGACTTCTCAATCAGTTTATCAAAATGCATCCTGACCCAATTCTCATACCCCTTTGCATGACTGTCAGGGTTAGTAATCTTCTGACCTCTACGCACCATGCTATTGTTATAAGTCTTGAGTGATGCACCAGCAAGGTTGCCTGTCATGCTGTCCTGTAGACGCAAGAATGCTTTCAGTCCGTTTGCGTTGATGCGCTGGAATGTGCGACCTGTATCACTCAGGTATTTCGTGACAGCCGCAGTCTCTTTGTCAGTGAAGGTACTACGTCCAGATGTGTCTTTGTAGGTTGCGTCATCCATCCATACTGATGAGGTCTTTTTAAGTCCCTTGATGTCTGCACCAAAAGATGCTTTCATGTCCTGTAGGTTGTTGCCCTCATACGTGGTATGCCACACAACACCAATCTTAGCACGGTTCATAGTCTTGCCTAAGTCACTGTCAGTAGGAACCGCGTAGACTATAGTGTTAGGTTGAAATGTGTAGTAGGATACTCCGTCAATGGTGTCAGTTTCGATATCGTCGGTAAACATCAAATCACCCTGTAGAACACCCTTTATACCGATTTTAGAGAGCTCTGAGAGGGCTACCTTAAATTTACTGTTCAAAGTACCTGATAAATCTTCATCTATTTCTTCATTGCTTTTGTATAACTTAGGATTGACATTGAACACAGATTTCTTTGCAACAAAGAACTTTCCGTCATCAGGATCAATCCCCGCAAATATTGCGGGTGCGCCATCCCATTTGACTGTCATGTTTACGGAGGAACGAGCACTTCCAGCCAACATGTCGCGGAGAGAACGCAGAAAGTTAATCGCTGCGCGTCCACCAGTTACACCATAGTTGATTATCTCATCCTCTAGATGTTCAAGGTGTAGATTCTTGCCACCCTTGTCTTCATTGAGGATTTCTAGAAAGGTATCCATGACTCTATTTATATCATCTTATTTATTTGGTGTCAAGTACCTTGACAAGTTACGGTGAATGATATATAGTCTATTCATGTCTTTTTATACAAATGTTCTTCAGTACGGCAACTCGCTGCTTGTGCGTTATGTCGAGGACGGTAAACGTCTGACTAAACGTGTCAAGTATGAACCCACTTTGTTTGACCTTGTTAGGACAGGGGAGAAAACAGGATACACCACGCTCGATGGACGGGTGGTCAAACCACACACGTTCGACTCCATCCGAGAGGCAAAAGATTGGATTGCGGATAGAGAGAACCAAGAGGTTGTCTTTGGTAACACGCAGTATCCGTATTGTTGGATATCAGACGAGTATCCCGGCCGTGTCGATTGGGACTTGGACCAGATGCTTGTGGTCACCATCGATATCGAAGTAGAGTGCGAGAACGGGTTTCCAAAACCAGAGGACGCACTGGAACCTCTGTTGTCAATCACTGTCAAGAACCATCAGTCCAAACGGATTGTGGTGTTTGGTCTGCATGAGTTTGAGAACAGTCGCGATGATGTGACGTATGTCAAGTGTGACACTGAGGTGCATCTACTTAAAGAGCTTCTTGCGTTCTGGGAGAATAACGTCCCTGATATCATCACGGGCTGGAATACTGAGTTCTTTGATATCCCGTATCTGTGCAATCGTATCAAACGAGTGTTTGACGAGGACGAGGTGAAACGACTGTCACCGTGGCGCAATGTGTTCGCCCGTCAAGTATACCAGATGGGACGCACACATCAGATTTACACAATCGACGGTATCTCTGCACTGGACTACTATGACCTGTATCGTAAGTTCACATACACCAATCAGGAACGATATACACTGGACTACATTGCGTATGTAGAGCTTGGTGAACGTAAGGATGGTAACCCATATGACACTTTCCGCGAGTGGTATACTAACGACTATCAGTCTTTCATTGAATATAATATAACAGATGTGGAACTAGTTGACAAGTTAGAAGACAAGATGAAACTCATCGAACTGATTGTCACGATGGCGTATGAAGCTAAGGTCAACCTGACTGACGTACTGGGACAAGTGCGGTACTGGGATATTCTCATTTACAATCATCTTCGTGGAAAGAACATCGTCATACCACCTAAGAAAGAACACGAAAAGACTGACAAGTATGAGGGTGCGTATGTGAAAGACCCCCTTGTAGGTATGCACAACTGGGTTGTGTCGTTTGACCTCAACTCACTGTATCCCCATCTGATCATGCAATACAACATGTCGCCAGAAACTCTTGTCAATAGTGGTGCAGAGTTAGAGAAGGGAATGGTAGACAAACTCCTGAGTGGTGAGGTGCGTAACAACACTGAACACTGCATGACACCTAATGGTGCATTCTTTCGCAAGGATATCAAGGGTTTTCTGCCTGAACTCATGGAACAGATATACAATGACCGTGTGAAGTACAAGAAACTCATGTTGCAAGCGGAACAGGAAGATGAGGATACCAAGAACCCTGCGCTACTCAAGGACATATCCAAGTATAACAACATACAGATGGCAAAGAAGATATCACTGAACTCCGCTTATGGTGCGATTGGTAACAACTGGTTTCGATACTATGACCTGTTGATTGCAACTGCTATCACTACAGCCGGTCAGTTGTCCATACGATGGATAGAGAAGGCACTCAACATACACCTTAACAAGATACTCAAAACGGAGGATATAGACTATGTTATTGCATCAGATACCGATTCGGTATACATCACGTTTGACGCACTGGTACGTAAAATCTTTGGAGAGGGACCGGACCCTCGCAAAGTCGTCAACTTCTTGGATAAACTTGCAAAAGAGAAGTTGGAACCGTTTATTGATAAGTCTTACGCGGCTCTTGCTACGTGTGTAAACGCATACGACCAGAGAATGTACATGAAACGCGAGGTGATCGCGGATAAGGGTATCTGGACTGCCAAGAAGCGGTATATACTCAACGTGCATGACTCTGAAGGTGTGCGGTACAAGGAACCCAAACTCAAGATGATGGGTATCGAAGCGGTCAAGTCATCCACGCCTGCCCCTTGTCGAGAGAAGATTAAGGGTGCGATGAACATTATCATGGGTGGTACGGAGAAGGAACTCAACACTTTCATACAGGACTTTCGCGATGAATTTATGTCTCTGTCACCAGAAGAGATTGCGTATCCACGATCCTGTAACGGTGTCAAGAAGTTTCGCGGAACTCACAAACTGTTTGCGTCTCGCGCTCCCATACATGTCAAGGGTGCTATTCTGTACAACTATCTGGTGGAGAAGGATGACCTATCCAATAAGTATCCGTACATTCAAGAGGGTGACAAGGTGCGGTTTGTGCATCTCAAGGAACCTAACATCTATCAATCCAGTGCATTCTCGTTCATCACATTCATGCCCAAGGAACTGGACATATACAAGTATATTGACTATGATGCACAGTTTGAGAAGAGTTTCGTGGAACCACTCAAGTTCATCACAGACAAAGCCAAGTGGTTGATTGACAGTTCATATGGTACACAAGGAACACTGGAGGACTTCTTCGCGTGAAAATCATCGACAATGTGATGCCGCAGAAAGACTTTGACCGTGTGCATAGTCGATTCTTTGACTACTGGACTGACCCTGTATTGTGGGCATATGCACCAACACAAGTTCTATTGAAGGATGGTTCGTCAGATGAGTCATTCTTTTTTCATGTCGTATACGCAGAGCCAGAGATGTCATCAGCACTTAACGAAGATGGTCAAGTGTTTGCATCACCCCTGTTTCGACTGTTTACACCTCTACTCGTTAGAATGGGATGCAAAACACCATTGAGACTACGTGCTAATCTGTTAATCAATCGAAACAAACACATTCGCGGTATAGAACACACAGATGAGATAACAGAGAGAATGGACCACAATACCGCTATATTCTATCTAAATACATGCAACGGAAAAACGGTTGTGGACGGTACAGAGGTAGAATCGGTTGCAAACAGAGTGGTTATATTCCCTGCCAACACACCACATTACGTGATTAGCCAGACAGATACGGATAGACGCATAGTGCTTAATATCAACTATTACTGAGGATGAAACACAGAACAAAAATTGATGTACAACCCATGCTGGATGAGATAGACAATTCCATATGGGAACCAAGCGGGCATGGGAGTCAGTGGAAGGGAACAGAGGTTCAAACTCTTATACGCCACATAGAAAAGCCGGGAACTGGCAACACTTTGAGTCCACAATACATCCCATGCGAATATGAAACACCGTTGGATGACCTGTGTCTGTCCGAGTTTCGCGCCACAAATGCACTGTTTCTGTATCCAGAAGCGATGAAAACACTGGTATGGTTTGCAACCACGTATGGGGGTAAGTATGCACGAGCCATGTATTATCGCACACCGCCTGATACTAATGTAGGTATACACATAGACGCACAGCCTGATAAGTTTGGACTAACGACTTCTCATCGTGATTTATACAATAAGGTGCTTTTCTACTATAAGAAGGACCGATTTCACATAGTGATTGATGGATGCTATGAATACACAGTGGACTGCGAGGAAGAGGATAGAATATACGAATATCCATTGTCCTTTACTTCACCTATGACAGAGGTCTGGTCCAAGGGTGAGGTATGGTGGTTCAATAACAAAAGACCACACACATCACATAATCATGGAAATATTCCCAAGATAAACCTTGTATTTGATATAGAGGGTGCAACTATATGA